AAAATCATATGATAAACTAAGTCATATTGATATTGATACCGAGTTACAAGCACATAAAGACAAAGCCACTCGTTTGGTTCAGTTAAAAGAACTACAAGATAGAAACAAAGAATTGGCTAGTTTAAGCAAAGATATTGCTAATCAAAACAAACTAGTAACAAAGTTAACCAACGAAGTTGCAACACTTGAAGCACATACATGTTATGCTTGTGGGCAAGATTTCCATGATGACCAACATGCTAAAGTATTAGCTGATAAGCAGTTAATGCTTAAGGATGCACAAGCAACATTATCTAATAAAACTATTGAATATGATGAGTTAAATGCAAAAGAGATTTTTGTTATTGAACCAGAACCAACAACGTTCTATAAAACAGAAGCCGAAGCAATCATTCATAATCAACAATTAGAAACTATATTAACAAATATAGAAAACAAAAAGAACGAAGTTAGTCCATTTGCTGACCAGTTATCTGAAATAGTAGTTGAGCCCGGAGAAAGACCAACTACAATTTATGATACTGAGGCTCAAGCAATCAAGCATAGTAGTCAGATTATCAATTTGCTTGAACAGATTACTAAAAAGTATAATGAAACCAGCCCATACTTAGAACAAATTGCTGATATGGAAAAGAACGGATTACAAGAAATCAGTTTTGATACTATCAATAAGCATACTAAGATTATGGAACATCAAAAGTTCTTGTTAGATATATTGTCTAGTAAGGATAGTTTTGTTCGTAAGAAAATTATAGATCAAAACTTAAGTTATTTGAATGCTAGATTAACAAGTTACTTAGATAAGATTGGATTACCTCATCAAGTTGTGTTTAAAAACGATTTAAGTGTTGAGATTACAGAATTGGGTCGTGAACTTGATTTTGGTAACTTAAGTCGTGGTGAAGCAAACAGATTGATATTAGGATTAAGTTTTGCATTCAGAGATGTTTGGGAAAACTTATACCAATCTATCAATACATTGTTTATTGATGAGTTGATAGATAGTGGTTTAGATACTTTGGGTGTTGAGAATAGTATTGCTATTCTTAAAGACATGAGTAGACGTAGACATAAGAGCATTTGGCTAGTAAGTCACAGAGAAGAACTAGCTGGACGTGTTCCAAATATCTTAAAAGTAGTGAAAGAAAACGGTTATACAAGTTATAGCAGCACAATTGATGTGCAATAATTTTGAAATACGTTTGTAACAGATAAGTAATAGTATGCCAAGTCCACAAAAAGCAAAAGGTTCAGGATACGAAAGAACAGTCGCTAAGTTTCTTAGTGACTTATACGGTGAAAGTTTCATCCGTGCTCCTGGATCTGGTGCATATGTGGGTGGCAAGAATCAAGCCAGGACTCAATTCTTACATGAGGGTCAAATTAGATCCTTTAAGGGCGATATCGTACCGGGAGAGAGTTTCAGCAAAATGAATGCAGAGTGTAAGTTCTATGCGGACTTTCCTTTTCACTTATTACTAACAGGTGAATGCAAACAACTTGATTCGTGGCTAGGTCAACTTTTAGACGTAGAAGAAAAAGACGATTTAAACATTCTTTTTATGAAGTTTAATCGTATTGGACAATACGTTGCAGTTCAACCTAAACTTACTTGGAAAGCTGATAATTATATTTTTTACGCAGGTAAAAAATATGGTGATTGGCTTATAACAGAGATGACTAGCTTTTTTAATCATAACGCCGATTTAGTTAAACTATATTCCGGCAAACCAATTCAACCAAACGTAGACACCAAGTCAATTATACATTAGAAACATAGACACAAAGTTCAGACAGTATTAAAATTTGAGACTAAGATTGTTAGTCCTCCTTGAGATTGTACAAGTTGTGTTGTGCCGTCGGATTCTGGAGTATGCGTGAATTTCATCTATATGATGCTTAGTGTAGCGATTAAGAGTAGTATAAATGATAGCACGGAACACCGAGAAGGCAATTCGGAACAGGAAACCTTCAATGAGTCTATATTCAACTCCATTACTTGAGAATATAGAACATGCGTTGCAGAGACATTGTATAAACTACAACAGTCTCACTACAGACCCATAAATAGCTTATAGGGCAACCGGTGTCACACGATGACAGAAAAAGTTGATCGTGTGGGGTAATAATGGCAAAGGATGACGGGCAGGGCAAGTTTTTCCATTGGTGGTGCTTGAACAGCACTACCATGGCTTCTAAGCGGCAATTGATATTAAAAGCATTTAATCTCCTTATATAATATATTCTGAATAAGGAATTGTTTAAAAGACTAACCGATTCTAATTACGAACGTAGTGAGTAATTAGATAAGGTTAATGACCTTTAGGTCATTCTATATGTAAGATAAGATTTCCAAAGTATGATAAATGAATAGTTACGGCTAGATAAGGGGCATACCAGACTTCTTGGTAATCTCAATGTTTTCTGTAACTATTTCTGATATAAGTTTTCTTTCAGTAACACTCATATTCATTATATCGGCATAGCTTACTCCACCTCTCATATACCAAGAGAGTTTTAATGCATTAGCTTTGATATCTGATATTTCTTTTTCTAATTGGTTTAAGAGGCTCTTAATACTCTCTGTATCCATGTATAAGAGCCTTAATCGAAAAAAGTTGATACGTTTATATTAAATACCTGATCATACTCGTTTCCGCAATGATTACATTTTATTTTTAATGGTTTAGTTTCACTGCTTTCCCTAAGTTCTATGTTTTTCTCTTTTATAGCATTGAACGTTTTTACATCGCAGTTATTTAAAAAATCCAAAATAAAGTTTTTATCAAATACAGTTGCCTCTGGAGTTTTGATAAATTCAATACTGGCAGTGATTAACTCTTTGGTTATAGTGTTTAGTTTTATGATAAGGTCTGATGTTTGAGCATTTCTTTCATCTACATTTTCTATGTTTTCAATAGACATCATCATTTTTTGCATTTCAAATTGTTTGATATTAGATTCGTTAACTTCTTTGAAATTCAATGGTCTAAATTTAATGATCAGTTCTCCTATTGTTGTGGTATTTTGATAATCACCTGAAACATAGTTTGACAATAATATTGGAAGTGCAACATCGTATTTGGTTTCTTGTTTACATTCATCATTGGTACATACAGTTTCTATTTCCATTTTGTCGCCTATTGTAGCAGACCTGATAGCTACTAATAATGCATCTATATCAGTTACTGGAATGGACCATGGGTCTTTAATATTAGGAACGCAACTTTTGATGATTTCAGCAACTGCTACACCGTTGAATAGAGCATCGGGGGTTCTACTGGTAATCTCATCAATAGTAGTCATGGGATATATAGGAATCTCTCCACTATCAGGCAAATCTATAGCGTCCGGTGCATATCCTACTCCACCGCTAGGTAATCGTATATAAAGTGCAGGTCTACGAAAATATTGTTTTAACGGGTTAATCTGATCCATCATGCTATTCCTTAAATATGTTGATTTTTACTATGCTAAATATAGTATACTATAGATATTTATATGGTAAAATTATATGGAATTTAATAAATGGAAAACATAGATGACTTGGGTTATTCTGCATCCAGGGCAGCAAATCAAATAGATACATTAGGTTCTGCAGCTTCCGGAGCAGCCTCTGGGTTAAATGATTTAGATAAGGCTACTGCAAAATTAGAAAAGACACAGGAAGAATATTCTAAACTTTTATCTGTTGCTAGAAAAGGATTAGTAGATTTAGCAGAAACAACTTCTAAACTCACCGGAGGTTATTCAAAGTACGGAGAGTCTTTAGAAAATACCCTTGGAAGTTTTGGTCATATAATGGAGACCGCCGGATCCGATATAGCAAACAAAGCAAAAAACGGTTATCAAAAATTTGCAGGAAGAATACTTAAAGAAGCAGGGAAAGGACTTAGTGCATCTGCTTCTCTGATTAATGAAAGTTTAAAACAACATGATGCATTAGTAAAATCATATCAAGCATTAAGTGAATTTGGTGCTATTGATACAGCTGGAATAGAGGGATTAAAAGATACATTAGCGGATATTGGTACAACTGCTGAAAACGTTGAATACTTTCAACGTGCATTAAGAGATGTCGCACCCCAGTTGGCGATATTTGGAGGCACAGTTGCTGCAGGTGCAAAACAAGTTACAGAAGTAGTTAAAAATTTAATTGACAAAGATGCACCAGAAAGATTTGAACAAATATTAACACAATATGGATATACTACAGAAGATTTAATGAAATTTAGTGCTAGTTATATAGCACTTGGTAGTAGAAATATGCAGGGTATGACTAGAGATAGTAAAGCCCTTACGCAACAAACTTTTGAATATTTAAAAACTTTAGGCGAATTAGCTGAACTTACCGGTGCTAGTAGAGATGAACAACAAAAGGCGCAAGACGAATTACAACAAGAAATACAATGGAGAGCAAAGTTACGTGAATTAGCTAAAACTAATCCCGAAGCAGCAGAAAAAGCCCGAGACTTAATGATGTCTGCACAAACAACATTTGGTCCAGCAGTTGCAGGAATGATACGTGATGTGTTAGCACACGGTACTCCCACATCTGGTCCCAATACTATGTTATACAGTCAATTTAAACCAGTAGTTGACCAATTTAGAACTGAAATGTATAATAGTTCTAAGACAGTAGATAGTTTTGCTAGAATTGGACAGAAAGAATCTTTAGGTGCTAAAAAATATTTAGATACATGGGCTTATCAGGCCGGTTTGTCTAAAGATTTAGCAGATTCTATTGGACTTACTTATAGATTATTTGATGACGAAAACAGAGACCTTAAGAAAGGACTAAGTCAAGTACAAGAAAATCGTGACAAGTATAACAATGTAGGAGATGAAAGACTTAAACTAGAAGTAGAAAGAAAGAATAGAGAACGCCAGGTAGCAAATACTTATCAAGATATATATCTTGCTCTTGGTACTCATGCTATTAAAGATGTAAACATCTTTATAGATACTTTGATTGATTCTGCTAAAGAAGTAGCACAGTGGACTGAAACTTTAACCGGACGCAAACTTACCGATCGTTTCAGTAATAATAATTCACCCGAAGTCAGAGAACAACAAGAAAAAGAAAGACTTGCTGCTGAAATAGCAGACTTAAAAAACAAAAAAGAACATTTTTATAATGATAACTCATTTACGGAAATGCAACTTGACGGACAAATTAAAGACAAAGAAGATGAATTAAAAAATTTACATAAAAATATTCAAAAAGAAGAAAAAAGAAATCAAGAACTAAAAAAAGGTTCTTTAGTAGAAGAAGCTGAACAACTTAGAGTAAAACCAGGTGTAAACTGGGATCCTCATAAAATGAATCCCGAAACCCTTGCTCTTATGGAAAAAATTCAAAAAGAGATGCCTAGTCTTGATAGATTCACATCTATGAATGAAAATGATTCTAGTAGAAGAAAAGGTGGTAAATTTGAAAATCCTAATTCATTGCATCCAAAGGGTCAGGCATTTGATTTTACTTTTAAAGATACACCCGACGATGCCAAAATAAAAAGATTACAAGATTTATATGAAAATTATGCAAAAGCTAATAATAGTAGAATACGTATGCAAAATATGTATGACCCCAAGACTCCTAATCCAAAGGGAGAAGCACCTCATATTCATATAGAAGTGATTCCAAATCAAGGTGGTATGGGAACTGTTACAGGAGGCAAAATAGGTTTCAACAATCCAGTTGGTAATTCTCCAAAATTCAATGCTGATCAAACTAATCTTGCTTTAAACCAGAATCAAGTTGGTGCATTGAATAATAATAATTCTGTTATGGTTGACAATAACAAAGAAGTTGTTGCAAAATTGGATAACTTAGAAAGATTGTTTAACCGTTCATTATCAGTACAACAAGATATTCTAGCACATACAAAGATGGCCGCATAAATACACTATGGCATATAAAAAGAGCTTCCGTGGTCGTCCCAATTCATCAGGTGCATTAAGTCCTATTTCTGGTAGAAGTAGTAATACTGGCGCTTGGAACGGTGATGACTATCCAGGTAATGAACCCAACGGTTCAAGTAGTTACAGAAATGATGATTTTGGTTATAAGAATTATCAAAGTCGTTTGCCAGAAGTTTATACAGGGCATCCGAATCGTATTGAACGTTATAACCAATATGAAATGATGGACGTAGATGCTGAAGTTAATGCATGTTTAGACATCATTGCTGAGTTCAGCACACAGAAAAATGAACAGAATAACACACCTTTTGAGATAGTTTTTCATGAGGATCCAACTCCCCATGAAGTAGAACTAATCAAAAAACAACTACAACAGTGGTGTAAGTTGAATGAATTTGATACACGTATATTCAAAGTTTTCCGTAATAGTTTAAAATATGGAGATCAAATATTCATTCGTGACCCAGAAAACTTTAAGCTATATTGGGTTGATATGGTTAAAGTTACTAAAGTAATTGTTAACGAAAGTGAAGGTAAGAAGCCTGAACAATATGTAGTTAAAGATATCAATCCAAATTTACAAAATCTAACAGTTGCAGAGAAAGTAAGTACAGACTTTGCAGCTAATCCTAGTACAGGCTTTGGTGGAACAGGAGGCGGAGGTGCCGCCCAAGGTTATACTGTACCAAGTATGCCAGCTGGCACTGCTGGATCAAGATTTAGTCTAGCACTAAATGAAGCAGCTATTGATGCTAAACATATATTACATTTAAGTTTAACAGAAGGGTTAGATAGATATTGGCCTTTTGGTCAATCAGTATTAGAGAACATATTTAAAGTTTACAAACAAAAAGAATTGCTTGAAGATGCTATTCTAATCTATCGTGTACAACGTGCACCAGAACGTAGAGTGTTTAAGATTGACGTAGGTAATATGCCAGCACATATGGCAATGGCGTTCGTTGATAGAGTTAAGAATGAAATTCACCAAAGACGTATTCCAAGCGTAGGTGGCGGTACAAGTATTGTAGATGCTACATACAATCCATTAAGTATGAACGAAGACTATTTCTTTCCAGTAGGTGAAGGTGGTCGTGGTAGTGATGTAACAACATTACCAGGTGGTCAAAACTTAGGTGAGATTGATGACTTGCGTTATTTTAATAACAGATTAGCACGTGGTTTACGTGTTCCAAGTAGTTATTTACCACAAGGCCCAGAAGATAGTCCAACTCCATTAGCAGATGGTCGTGTTGGAACTGCTATGATTCAAGAATTTAGATTCAATCAATATTGTGAAAGATTGCAAAACTATTTGGCACAAAAATTAAATGAAGAATTTAAACTATTCATGCGTTGGAGAGGTTTGAATATTGATAGTGGATTGTTTGATTTAAAATTCAATGCACCACAAAACTTTGCTGCATATCGCCAAAGCGAATTAGATACTGCACGTGTTAGTATATTTCAAACAATGGAAGCATTCCCTTATATTTCTAAACGTTTTGCAATGGAACGTTTCTTGGGTCTTACTAAAGAAGAAATTGATGAGAATAGCAGAGCGTGGTTTGAAGAACGTGAGAAGCCAGAAGATAGTGAAACTAAAGGTAGTGATTTGCGTAGTATTGGTATCAATCAAGGTGACATTGAAAGTGATACTGAATCTGCTGAAGAAATGCAAGATATGGAAAACAATCCAGAAGCAGGTATGAGTCCTGAATTGCCACCTGCAGTAGGTGGACCTGAAACAATGCCTGCAGGTGGCGCCGGAGCTCCAGCTGGCGCACCAAATTTATGATAAATAAATTACTATGAAATTATTTGAGATGTTTGACAAAGCGACTCCTGGGTATCAAGATACCGGGTCAGATAATAGCCAACTCAAATTAAAAGACACACGTAAGACTAAGTTAACCTTACGTCAAATTAGAAAATTACGCAAAATGAATGATGTTCGTAACTTTGAACATGTATCTAATCTTAAAAAAGTACGCAAACAATATGCACCTGTAGCACAGGAAGGCATGCCAACTCTATAAAATATTACAGTTTTATATCAAAAACGCAAAAAAATAGCACTTATTGACTAGTATTTCACGCTAATGTGTAAATATCATATACAAAGCCATTTTACATTCACAGGAGACAACAATGGATAACAAAAAATTTGAACAACTTATTGATTTAATTATCAATGAGAACGAAGAACAAGCACGTGCATTATTTCACGATATCGTGGTTGAGAAATCACGCCAAATCTATGAAAATTTAATGGACGAAGAAATGAACGAAATGTCTGGCGAAGACAGTTCAATGGGTATGCTAGACGAACTAGGTGATCAAACTCACGCAGAAGAAGTTGGTATGCATGAAGAAGATGATGAGTTTTCTGACATTGAAGTTGATGACCAAGACGGCTTAGGTGACGATGACGAAATGGATTTAGATTCTGACGACATGGACCACGAAGGCGGTGAAGAAGAATTAGAAGACCGTGTAGTTGACTTAGAAGACAAACTAGACCAGTTAATGGCTGAGTTTGAAGAAATCATGGGCAATGAAGAAGGTCATGAAGAAGGCTCTGAAGATATGGGCGATGAAGACATGATGGGCGATGAAGATCAAGACATGATGGAATCTAAAGAAGAAGACGATGAGGAAGAAGAAGACGAAGAAGAGGAAGAAGATGAGTCTAAGAAAGTAGACGAAGCTATCCAATTAAAGAAAGTTTCTGTAACTCATGGTGATAACGGACAACAAACAAAAAGCCCAGTAGCAGGTAAGAACTCAATGATTAGTTCTAACGGTGCTGGTACACAAAACATTGCTAAAGGCGGTGACGGTGGTAAGGGTGGTACACAAGGTGGTGTATTAAATCCAGCAACTAAAGATATTAAACATGCAGGCACATATGGCAATAGTCCAAATAGCTTCAAGTTTAAAGAAAAGGGCGAAACAGCACCTAAAGCTAAACAAGGTGATGACGGAGTTAACAAGAAATCTGTAGTTGAATCTAAGAAATCTGTTAAGAAGCCAGTAGCACAACAAGCTACAAAAAGAATCGTTAAGAAGTAAGGTAACCTGAGATAATGGCTTTGTATCTTAAGGAAAATTTAACATTTGACCGTGCAAGCATGGTTGTGGAAAGTGTTAAAGAAGACGGCGATAAGAAGTCCCTTTACATGAAAGGGATTTTCATTCAGGGTGGGGTAAGAAATGCCAATGAACGCATTTACCCCGTATCTGAAATTGAATCAGCTGTACAAACTCTAAATGAACAGATTACAGAAGGCAACTCAGTATTAGGTGAAGTAGATCACCCTGATGATTTAAAAATAAACTTAGACCGTGTATCACATATGATTACATCAATGTGGATGGATGGTGCTAACGGTTTCGGCAAATTAAAAATATTACCAACTCCAATGGGACAACTTGTATCAACAATGTTAGAAAGTGGAGTGAAGTTAGGAGTCTCAAGCAGAGGCAGCGGCAACGTTGACGA